TAGCTGTTTGTAATGGTTTACAAAACGCTGCAATTGTAGTTGCTCAAAAATCCAATTTATTCTTTGGAACTGACCTGATTTCAGACGCAACAAGAATACAACTTTTAGACATGTCAGATCTGGATGGGTCAGACAATATGCGATTGGTAGCACGTTACTCTGCAGGTGTTCAAACTGGTGTAGGTGCTGACATAGTTCTAGTATCATAATAACACAAAGGAGGGGGCGTAAAAACCCCCACTTTTTTAACTTTAAAAATAATAAAATATGGCTTGCGGAATATTAAGTAAAGGTAGAGGTCTTGATTGCAATAGAATTTCAGGCGGAGTGAAGTTTATTTACTTCGGAGTTCTTGACCAATTTACAGCACCTATCGAAACAACAGGACTGCCTGTAACAGCAGCAGAAGTAACAGATATTGATATGGTAGTTGGTGCTTCTTTATATAGATACACTATGCCTTTGGGAGTTGCTAGTATTACAGATACTATCGTTGGTAGTCGTGAAAACGGAACTATTTATTACACTCCAACGGCTCAAGTATTATTTAACAGACTCTCCAAAGAGGATCAAAATCAAATTAAATTACTCGGAGCAACTAAATTAGTAGTATTTGCTCAGCTTAATCAACAACTAGCAACAGGTACAGATATTATAGTTGCTATGGGAGTTGTTAATGGTATGGAACTAAATGCTGGAACTATTGACTCTGGAAGTGACTGGGGGTCAAAAAACGGATATACCCTTACATTTGATGGAATGGAGCAATCTCCTATGCCAATGGTAGCTGATTACCCTATTGCAACGGGACCATTTACAAATGTTGGTTTTAATATTCCAGGAGGAATTATAACATCTTAATTAGTTTTCTTATATTTCTTAGAGGAGAGCGGCTTAATTGCTGCTCTTTTCTTTTTTAAACCAAATAAAAACGGAACTTTTCTATTATATAGTATAATGATACAAGCAATAACAGAAACTGGCTTTACAACTTACCTACAAACTGAAGATAATAGAATTAATACTTCTGTTGCTTCTACTCAAATTAGGCATTTATTAAAGTTTACAAATGATATGGACAAATCAATACAGTATGCTTATGGAACTACTGAAACGATTTATCCGAGATATACAGAATTTACTTTTACTTATAATATTGTTCCTTTTGTTTTTACTGGTACAATTAATTTTTTACCAGCTGGATATTGGAAGTATGAAGTTTACGAAGTAAGCTGGGGAGAAACAGTTATATTAGATGATGATAATGCTCCAGTAACAGAGAATGACATTCTAACTCCTCCAAGTGCTACTAAAGGAGTTGTTCAAGGGCTAGTAACAAAGGGCAAGATGTATGTAGCAGAGAAAAACGGAACGCAGCAAGTTCAATACACTCAAAGACAAGAACCAGCAGGAGGAACAAATTATATATATTACGGACAATAAAAAAATAAAAAAATGGCAATAGAAAACGTACAACAGCTTTTATCAGAATCTATGGGGAAGAATAGATGTGATGTAATAAGCACAACAGCAATGACTAGTAAAGATTATTATTGTGTTCATTTTCCAGTAGAATCAGTTGTAGCTTCAATAACAGCTACCAATGCAACAACAGCAGCAGGAAGTGCAATAGCAAATCTTCATACGACTTTTGCAGCTGGCACTACAATCTTTTTAAACATAACTGCAATAACTTTGACTAGCGGTGTTGGTCTTTGTTACTATGAGCAGCCTATATAATGAGACTAGGACTAGGTTTATTTATTAAGTCTTCAGTAGGTGGCGGAGGTGGTGGAGATCCTATCTCTGATATGGTAACTGCTTTTGTATTAAGAGTAGATAATGATGGTGGAAATACTGTTGCTACTTCTTGCATAACAACTATATTAACAGAATTAAATGACATATCATGAGTTTATTAGATGACGTAAAAATATTAACAACTGCAAACGCTTCAAAGGCTGGAACTCTTTATAGTGTTAAACCTGATAGTGGAGCAGCAGATATAGATGTTACGAGAGCAACTACTGCTACTATAACTAATGCATCAGGTCTTATTGAAACAATAGCTGTTAATGTGCCACAATTAGATTTTACTGACGCAACTTGTCCTAGTTTTAAATTAGAACCTCAAAGAACTAATTTAATGCTTTATAGCGAAGAACTTGATAATGCTACTAACTGGAAGCCTGGCGATAATGTTATAATAAGTGCTAATGACATAGCTTCTCCTGATGGCACTACAAATGCTGATAAATGTACTGTTGATAACATTTACGCTCAAATGTATCAAAATGTTTCTTTAGCAGCAAATACAACTTACACTTGGAGTTTTTACGCTAAAAGGGGGACAATGACAGATGTAAAAATGTTAATTATGAATAGAAATGGAGATGGTGCTTATGTAAGTAGAACAAGTTATTATTCTGATATATCAGCTACAGGATGGTCAAGAATTTCAGTTACTTTTACAAGTGGAACAAATGCTGGAGACACTTTTTTTTACCCTATACAACTTCCAGGAGTTACTGGAACAGTATATTTATGGGGGTTTCAATTAGAAGCAGCATCAGTTTCCTATGCCATAAGTTATGTTACATCTTATATTCCAACAACAACAGCAGCAGTTACAAGAAATAAAACATCTTTTTTCAAAACTGGTTTAAGTAGTTTAATAGGACAAACGGAGGGTGTTTTCTTTTTAGAGATGGAGATTAAAAACGATCAAAGTGATTATGGGTTTATTAGTATGGGTGCTTCTAGTACAAATCAAGTAGGGTTTGGCTATACAAATTCTGGTTTTTGGCTTCAGGTTCTTTTAGGTGGTGCAGGTATAAATGTTTTCTATAATACTCTAGGAACGCCTAGTGGCTTTTTTAAAATTGCTGGTAAATATAAAAGTGGAGATTTTGCTGTTTGGATAAATGGCTCTGAAGTTGTAACGAGTAGTGTTGCTGGCACTGCTTCAGGTACTTGGGAAAAAATAAGTAGTGGGTATGGAACAGGAACTATTTACCCTCCATTTGTAAATATAAAACAAATACAAGTTTATGACACTATATTAACTGATGCTCAATTATTAGCATTAACTACATAATAATATAATATGAATATATACAAATTAAATTACGATAATAAAGAAGATGCTAATGCTGACTTCTTAGATAAAGGTGTAAATCAGGAAGTAGAAGTTGAAGGGGAGCAAACTTTAGTTTATGCTAATGGCACTCAATCTTTAGTAGATGTTGGCAAATTAGTTGAAATTGCTGGTACTTATGATCCTGATGGACACGAAATAACACCTCCTGTTTTGTATGATGGTATTTTTTATGACTTAATGACTACTGACGAATTAGACTTTGGAACGCATACTTTGTTTCCTGTAAATTGTGTTCATGGTTTTGCTGGTTATAACGTAGATGCTAATGGAGAAAATGTAGAACCTGAATAAAAAAATATGAAAGATTCGATAATATCTGTAAACTTAGAAACATCAACTGCACCTATCGTACAAGAAGTAAGAGGCAGGGATTATATAGAATACGGTGCTGAAGACTGGAAAAACCTCTATCCACAGTTTCTTATAGACTTATACTACAACAGCTCTACTCATGCAGCGATAATAAACGGAACTAGTGAAATGATTGCAGGAGAAGATATTATCTGTACTGATGAGGATGAGTATAATTTAGAATCTTTTGTAAAGCTTAAAAAGTTTTTAAAACACGCAAACAGTAAAGAGTCTTTACACCAAGTAATAAAAAAAGTAGCTTTTGACTTTAAGCTTCAAGGGGCTTATGCTTTGCACGTTATTTGGAATAGAGAGAAAACAGAAATAGCTGAAGTCTATCATGTACCAGTTGAAAGAGTAAGGGCTGGAAGACCAAACGAATTAGGACAAGTTGATACATATTTCATTAGTGCTGACTGGTCTAATACAAGAACTCATAAACCTTATCCAGTAGCGGCTTTTAATGTAAATGATAGAACGGCAGCTAGTCAGTTAATTTATACTGGTGCTTACAGTCCTAATATGGACATCTACCATACACCTGATTACTTAGCTGCTTGTAACTGGGCTTTAGTAGATCAAAGAGTTGCTGAATTTCATCTTAACAATATAGAAAACGGTTTTAGCGGATCTTACTTTATCTCCTTCGCAAACGGGGTACCAACAGCAGAAGAAAGAAATCAAATAGAAAGAAGTTTAGCTGATAAATTTACTGGTGCAAAAAACTCAGGAAAGTTTATATTGACTTTTTCAGATGATAGAACTAGAACACCTGAAATTACTCCAATAAGCGTATCAGATCAGGATAAACAATTTTTAGCACTCCAAGAGCTTCTAGTACAAAACATCCTTACAGGGCATAGGGTCACTTCTAAGACACTTATGGGTATTGATAGTACAAATGGCTTCAGCTCTAATACGGATGAGCTTATAAACGCTTCTAACTTCTATCTTAATACAGTTATAAGACCTTTCCAACTAAACATCTTAAATACTTTACAAACTATATTCTCAGTAAATAATATGGATCTTGAAGTAGAATTTGTACAGTTAAAACCTATAACAGTACAATTTGATTCTAAGACTATAAGAGAAGTAATGACGCAAGATGAAATTAGAGAAGACATAGGCTTAGAACCACTTGAAAAAGATGAAGAAGTTGTTAGAGATGAATTTAGTAAAGTTGGAATGATAGATGGAAAGCCAGTATTTAGTACAATAGAAGAAGCTGAAGCTCATGCTAAGACTTTAGGGTGTGAGGGCTACCATACACACGAATACGAGGGGAAATCGTCTTATATGGCTTGTGAGGAGCATACAGAAGCAACTGAGCTTTCTAAGTTTATAGAAGAATTTGGAGAAGATATACCTGAAGAATGGGAACTAATTGAAGAAGAAGTGGTAGATGGAGAGCATCAAGATTTTAATTTTGAAACTGAGCTTAATAATATAGCTAATGAAAAACTAGAATTAGCATCTACTGGAACTGCAAGACCTAATGCTAGAAGTAGTCAAGATGGAACTAATAAATCTGATAATGATTTTTACAAAGTTAGATATGTTTATACTAAAGATAATTTTTTAAGTCAAGAGGGCGAAACTAGAGAGTTTTGCAAATTAATGATGGCTGCAAAAAAAATATATAGAAAAGAAGATATAGTAATGTTAAATGATATTGCAGTAAATCCAGGATGGGGTGCTAGAGGTGCTGCAACTTACTCTATTTGGTTAGCTGATCAACATGAAGAATGCTGTAAGTCGTTGAAAGACAATAAGTTAGAACTTTACAAAGGCGGCGGCAATTGTCATCATTTTTGGCTGAGACAAATTTACAAAACTTCTTTAAGAGGTGCTAAAAGTAATATTAAACCAAGTGAAGCAATATCATATACTAAGGCTTTATCAGAGGGTTTTACGGCTGAGAAAAATGACAACTTAGTAGCAAGACCACCAAAGAGAATGAAAAATAACGGATTTTTAGAACCTAGATAATTATGGCATACGTATT